ACCCACAGCGTGCGCTAAACTATTGGAAGTCTGCTAGTGCGGAAGTTGTTGCATTGCAGCCAAAAGCGCCATGGATTGGATACAAAGGTTCGTTTGCAAACAACCCTGAAGAATGGGCACGTGCGAATATTGAGAACATTCCATTCCTAGAAGCTGAGCCTGTTGAGATGCCTAATGGTGCTTTAGCGCCTCTGCCTCAAAGACAGATGGCTCCTCAAGGTAGTGTGATTATGGTACAGGAAGCTCAAGCGGCTTCTGATGGTATCGAGTCTACTCTGGGTATATTTGCCCCATCAATGGGTGCTATGTCTAATGAGATAAGCGGCGTTGCTATTGGTAAGCGTCAAATGCAAGGCGACAATGCTACATATCACTTTGTTGATAACCTAGCCACTTCAATGAGGCAGGTTGGTAAGATTATTGTTGATATGATTCCAGAGGTGTACAGCGAGAAGCGCACAATGCGCATCTTAGGTGAAGATGGTGAGAGTAACCTTGTTGGTGTTAATCAGCCTGTAAACAAGAATGGGAAAGACTATTTACCTACGCAGGAATACAACGAAAATACAGTGCAGTACGACCTTGAAATAGGTAAGTATGATGTTGTTATTGATATTGGTTCAAGCTATGCCACGAAACGAGAGGAAACATTTGCCCTCCTAAAAGAGTTAATGCAGACAGTTCCTCAAATTGCACAGGCGGCTCCTGACCTTTTGATTAAGTCATTTGATGTTCAATACGGTGATGACATTGCTGATCGTGTACGTGCTGTTATGGATCCTGCATTGTTAGGTGATGACGTTGAAGCTGAGCGAGTAAGAAGCCTTGCGGCAGCATTGCAAGAAGCTCAAGTGGAAAACGAAAACCTTAAACTTGCGTTAAATGTTAAAGAAGAGAACAAAGAGATTGATAATGCGCTGAAATCACGAGAGCTTGACATCAAAGACCGTGACTCACAAAGCAATCATATAGAGAAAATGGCTAAGGCTCGTGAACTGGATGCAAAAGCACAGATCGCAATACCTGCAGAGGCATCAAAAGACATGTCCGAGGCCGTGGAGAAATTGGGTAGCGAGGTAAAAGACATTACTGACGCACTTAATTTGTTGCTCGATAACGAGGAGCGAAAAAGATCAGGTGAAACACCCTTGATCGAAACATAAAGAGAAGGTGCATTACAAATGAGTGATGAACTACAAGCCGCTGTAACAAGTGCAAGCGAAGCCCCAGAAGTAACGCTTAATAATGACACTGGGATGAATGATGAGGCACAAACGGAAACCACAACGGAGATGGCTACTCAGTCAGATGATGTGGAATCTAAAGAGGCCGAATCGAATGAACAAGAGGCCGACGCAGTTGAGGATACTTCGAGAAATCGACAGCCCCTCAGCAAGAAGGAAGAGCGTCAACGAATGGCCAACCGTAGGCAGCAAGAGACAATCAAGGAGTTGCAGGCAAAAATCGCCAAGTTTGAAGAATCTGCCCCAGTGCAGGAGTCAAACAAAGCGCCGCAAGCCCCAAACATTGATGATTACAACTCTTATGAAGATTACGAAAAGGATAGAAGTGCGCACCAAGAGGAGCTTGTTAAGTTTGAAGCTGAAAGGCTTTATAACGAGCGCACAGAAAAGGAACAGGCTGAAAGGGCAGAGCAAGAGCAGGCTGCGAAAATGCAAGAACGTGAGAACGCTTTTAGAGAGCGTGAGAATCAGTTCAAGGCACGTCATAAGAACTATGACCGCAATGCACAGGCACTTGTAGAGGCTTTGCAATATTTACCAGAGGAGTCAATGGAAAGCTCTAAGTTTATGGGGGAATACATTACCAACTCTGAGCTTGCACCTAATCTGATACACCACTTGGGGGCTAACCCTGACTTAGTAGAAGACCTTGCGTCTCGTGACTTTGTTGGAGTTATTAAAGGGCTTCATACCATTGAGTTATCGCTAGAAAAAACACCTGCGGGAAGTAAAAAGCTACCAGAGCCTATTAGCAAGATTGCCCCATCTAATAAAGGCGGGAAGTCACTAACTGATATGAGCTGGGATGAAATGAGTAAACGATTAAATTTATCATAACCAAAGGAATATAAATTATGGCTAACACGATTAACAATGTAAATGACGCTGCTGCTATCCTTGCGAAGGCTGCTGCGGGTATTTTGTCTGATAACCTACAATTCTGTAAGTCTATCGACAAGGCACCAGAAGAAGACTACAACGGGAAAAACGGCTACAAGGCGGGTGCTACTATCCAAATTAGTAAGCCTGCACGCTTTATCCCACAACAAACTTTTGATATCACATCATCTATTCAGGATATCGTAGAAGAGAAGACTCCGTTGACTCTTGACGTTATCTCTACAGTTGGTGTTGAGATTGATTCACTAGAAGACGTAACAGAGCTAGGCATCATGCAACTTGCAGAGCGTGTTGTTAAACCTGCCATGGAATCTATTGCACAAGATGTTGAGACACGTTTCCTAGAAAAAGCTACAGACTCTGTTTACAACAGCGTTGGTACAGCGGGTTCTAACACTTTCTCAGTATCTGACATTCAAGATGCTAAGGTTAAACTTAACAAGTTCCTAACACCTAAAGATACATCACGTTGCCTATTGGTTGACTCTGATGCAGGTGCTGCTGCTGTTGTAGACCGTAAAGGCCTATTCCAGTCTAGCGCTGAAATTGCAAGTCAGTACAAAATGGGTTACATGGGTAAATCAGATGGTTTCACATGGTTGGAAAATGAACTTCTAAACACACACACTAACGGTAACGATGTTACTGGTGTTGCTGTTGATGATGCTTCTGTAACAGAAGGTGCTTCTACTCTACACGTTGATGGTCTAACAACTACAACTGGTACAGTGACTAAAGGTTCTGTATTCACTATTGCAGGTGTTAATGCGGTTCACCCGATCACTAAGAAGGCTTACAACTTCTTGCAACAGTTCGTTGTAACTGCTGATGTGACTGCTGATGGTACTGGTGATGCTGACTTGGCTATCTCACCTAGCTTGTACGCAGGATCTAACGGTTTGCAAAACATTGATGCACTACCTGCAGATGATGCGGCTCTAGTGTTTGTTGGTGCAGCTGATAGCGCTCTTGTGCAAAACCTAGCTTTCCACAAACAAGCTTTCCGTATGGTATCTGCTCCATTGATGATGCCTACAAATGCTGAATTTGCGGCTCAGTCTACTGTTGAAGGTATCACTGTTGCGATTGTACGTGACTTTGATGTGAATACTCGTTCAATGGTGACTCGTTTAGATTTCCTAGGCGGTATCGCAAGTGTACGTGAAGAGTGGGCTTGTCGTTTGACAGCGTAACTTTGATGGGAGGTGTAAAAGCCTCCCTCTTTTTAAAAGGATTGCTACAATGAATACTATTAAAATGACAAAAGACGGCGGGGTTAAGAACGTTAACAGCGCTGAGACTAAAGAACTTCTCCTAGAAGCAGGATGGGCTGAAGTTAAAGAGGCTAAGAAAAAAGCTTCTACAACTGCTAAGAAATTAAAAGACAAGTAAGGGAGACAAACCATGTCTACAGTAAGAGATTTAATCTACGACTCTTTAAAGAAGATTCACGTTGTGGGCGTTGGTCAAAACCTTACAGCTGAACAGGAACAGTCCGCTCTACGCACGCTTAACGACCTTATGGCATCGTGGAGTGTTGAGGGCGGCCTTGTTTATACGCAAACAAAGGAAACGTTTAATCTGGTTAATGGACAGCAGAGCTACACAATCGGTGTGGGCGCTGACTTCAATACAGCAAAACCTTTCGATATAAAGGCGCTGTACACAACCATAGATACAACAGACTATACCGCTGATGCTTATGGCGAAACAGAATGGGCAAAGCTGCAGGATAAAAACACTGCAAACGGTATACCAGAGATTTACTACTACGATAACAACTTTGATACAGCGACAATATACTTCTATCCAAAACCAACATCGGTAACAACTGTTACAATGTTTTCCAGAAAGCCGTTGACGGCCTTTGCAAGTATCAATGACACAGTTGACCTGCCATCAGGATACAGGAGAGCACTGTTATTTAACTTGGCAGTTGATTCAGCCCCTGACTTTGAGAAAGAGGCTTCTCCTAGCGTTGTTAAAATTGCGAATCAGTCCAAGGCGAATGTGTTTAGCTACAACAGTCGCAACAAGAAGGTGCGCTCTAGCACAACAAGTGCGTTGCTTTATGATGAAGGTGACCAGTTTAACATCTACACAGGGAGTTTTGATTGATGAGAGTTCCATTTGTTGGATCAAGTTATCAGATGGACGCTCTATCTTTCGGGATTCAGCGCTCTATCAACTTCTACCCATTAATTGCCGAGGTTCAAAACACCAAAAGCGTATCAGCTCTAAGAGCCTGCGCAGGGCTTGAAGAGTTCGCAACAATTGGCGGTGGTTCAATTAGAAACGGTATTGCTTCAACTGCAGGCCGTGCCTTCTTTGTAAGCGGTCAAGACTTTTACGAAGTATTTACAGACGGTACAAGCACCAACCACGGCTCATTGAATACACAGACAGGTAGAGTGAGTATCGCTGAAAACGCACTGCAGGTTATAGTGGTTGACGGAACTGATGGGTGGATATTCACCAAAGCAACAGACAATTGGGCGCAGATTGTAGACGCAGACTTCCCGACATGCTCAGTGGTTACATATCAGGATGGGTACTTCATTGTAGTTGAAGATGACACGCAGAACTTCTGGATTAGCGGTATTAATGACGGTACATCATGGGGTTCATTAGACTTTACAGCGGTAGAGTCCTCTCCAGATAACCTTACAAGCGTTATTTCAGACAACGGTAACTTGTGGCTACTTGGTAACAGATCGGTTGAGGTCTATCAAAACACAGGTGCTGCAGCGTTTCCCTTTGAGCGCATTGCAGGTGCTATTATTCAAACAGGTTGTGCGGGTAAATTCACTGTACAGAAGTTTGATAACACAATTGCATGGCTTGGGGTGGACGAACAAGGCTCAGGCGTAGTGTGGTTGGCTAATGGTTACTCAGCACAGCGTATATCAACACAGGCAATAGAAAAGATTATAAACACCGCTGACGACTTCACAGATTCATTTGCTTGGGTTTACCATGAGCAA